CTAACTTAGTAATATCGGGTTGGTCGGATATTACTAAGTATGGTGATGTCCAAAACCCTTACATTGTTAATGGGGATACTATGATAAATGCTCTGAGGAAGTTACAGTGGATGACTGGTAACAACACCATTAAGACCTTTGGTAATGCTTCTGGAGTAGGTATGATGTGGTGGGATGGGTCTGCTCAAGCTGACTTATTCACGGCTTTCTACTTCGAAATAGAGACACGTAAGTTGTATATCGTTTTTAAAGATACCTTCTCTGAACTAGGTGCACAGGCTACCAATGACCAAATTATAAGCTACATTAAACTTAATGGATCTAGTATATACATAGGTGATAATTACCAGGCTCCTATGACATATACCAATCTTTCTTCAAAGTCTTTAACTCTCAATGGTAGCTCAAGCGGTTGGTATACGGGTAGTACTAGTCCAACGGTAACTGTCGACGGTAATTCGTTTAATAGTAAAAGTCCTACGGCATGTTTTATATGCCCATATAATATAAATCCAACCTTTTCCTCATCAAGTACAAATACAATAATACACCTTCATCAGGACTACTCCAATGTGAAACCCAGTTCAGGTTACAAGGTGTATACTCTGTATTGTCAGAAAGTAAGTACAAGTAAAACTCGTATAGTAGGCGACACTACTAAAAATCATATTTTTATATCCGTAGAACCGTATAAATAAACTACATACCACATGAAAATCTCAAAACTTGGCTGGTTATATATCGGCCTGCTTATTGTATCGGTAATAATTTTCTCCTGTATCTGGCGATGGCTGGATAATGGGCTGGTAGCATTCCTGCTCATCATATACCCGATAGCATATTTCATTGCTGGGTACTTTGCACATTATCTCAAGATAAAAGCAAAGGCTGACACAAAGGATAAATAGGCAATGTCTAGTATCCTAAAAGAACATTCCCATAAAACTAAGTTGGGCAAGTTCTTGCATACTCTGGTACATATCTTTTTGTACATTTGGCAACTACCCCAAAACCTTGCCGGACTTATATACCAGATAGTTCTAAAAGGTGAGAAAAGAACCCTTAAACAAAGAAACACTGCTTTCTATGTGGCTCCCACAATGAATGGCGGTGTAAGTTTAGGAAACTACATCTTCCTTTCAGAGAAGTCCGGATTAAAAGAACCGGTATATGACCACGAGTTTGGCCATTGTATACAATCCCGAATTTTGGGTCCATTATATCTACCAGCGGTTGGCCTATGTAGTGGCTTGCACTGCCTGTTCCATAACAGTGCTAATAACTACTACGATTTCTGGACAGAGAAATGGGCAAACAAACTCGGGGGAGTAGAAGGATATGCTGGTGAGTTCCATTATCATAAGGATGGTGTAATCAGAACTGCATATACAGAACTGAAAGCTTTTTACGATAAACATTTTTAACAAATGGCAAGGAAGGTTAATATCACACTTCCCAAAGTATCTGACCTTGTTCTTCAGGTAAAGCTTAATGGTGAATGGCAAAGGGTAGAATCCTTAGTCAGTAATCTTGGGCCAAGTATGCAAAGGGGATATGATAAAGCCGTGAGTCAATTCTCACGCAACCTCCTTGCAATCGTAAAGAAGTCACTAACTTTGGGAATACCACCAGTAGGTGGAGGAGTAACCTGGCAACCATTAGCTCCTTCAACCATCGAAAGGTATGGACAACACCCAATCTATAACCTGACTGGCCTGTATTCCAGGTCAGTTGGGTTGTTTAGATATAAGTCGAGGGTTCTAATTGGGTTGCCTATTGGAACCAGACGCTCTTCTCAGAAGAAGCTAACCATGAACCAACTAGCCATTATGTTGGAATTCGGTTCCAAGGATGATAGGATTCCACCCCGGCCCGTGTGGGCACCATCTCTCAAAGTCGCTGGTGGTAAGAATAAGCTCAAGCAACTTATCCTAACGGAGATACGTAAAGAATTTCAAAAGTATGGTGTAAGACCCAATCAAGTAAAATGGTAAATTCTCAGGAAATTATAGAGAGGTCCATATACGTGGCCTTATTAAACATGGCTATAAAGTTGGGCTACACTATAAACCCAGAAGACTATCTCCCAACAAGTGAAGCGAATGCAAAACGCTTCCAGGAAGACCTCAAAAAGATTACCGATGATAAGGGTTTCTACGTCGGTATATTTGGAGTGGGTAATAACCACTCCCGAGGTATTAAAGAAACCCCTCGTATCGTAGTTGATTCAGAAGGATTTTATCCTGGAGATATCGGACTACCGAAACAGGTAATCGAGAAAGAAGAGGGCATAGGCTACACTGCAACAGAAGTAGCCTTTGAAACCCTATCACAATACATGAACATACGGCTGTGTGCACACTCTGCAGAACACATGAGATTGTTGCATCAAATTATGTTCTGGGCAATTCCTCAAAGAGGGTACCTAAAACCCTACGATGAACCCAAGTTCTTACTTACTGGAAACATATTCCTCCGGATAGTTAATTTTTATAACATGCCGGATTTGGATAATGGGTTGATGGAAAAGGTATACCAATTTGAAGTACAGGATTGCCTCTTAGAGGGAAATACTCCCCCAGAGGTAATTACTCCAATAAAAGATATTTCTGTGCTTCTAGAAAATGCCGATTACACTCTGAAGGTTCCCAAAGAACCCGACCCCCCTATCACCTATCAATAAAGGTTCATACTTTAAGGTTAGTGGAGGTGGCTTCTTTGAATATGCTAACTAATCAAAAGTATGACTAAAGAAGAGTTAAAAAACCTAATAACGGAAGTTGTTAGGAAAAAACTACATGAGGAATCGTCATGGTAAAAACCCCCAAGATGTACTCATGGGTATTTTGGATTATATAGATTCAAATATACCTTCTTATGATACCGATGGCAATGTAGTATTGAAAAAGAGGTTCAAAACTGTTAGGTACTGATGAAAATGGCGATACTTATTTACTTATTGCCTTAAACCGTTATCCTAGCGAAGACGGTAGTAATAAATATGCTACCGAGGTAGGTTCTACTAAAATACATCTGACTCTGAATACCAGTGAGGAATCTAAATATGGTAACAAGGTTCAGGTAGATACTCCAAGTGGAGAAAAAACTCTGGTATATTCAGAGGAGACCCCCCAAG